AGCTGGTGCCTGTGGCAGAAACCGTAATTGACTCAGGCTTGTGGAAGTAATGAAGCTCTACAGTAAAATTTTGATCAGGTGTTGGACCAACAATAAATGTGTCATCATCAAAAATTGCATAATACTTGGGCGTTCCAGATGCCGAAGACGAGGGATAGGCCTCTCTTATAAAATTAACATCCTTAAACATTAAGTATTCATAGCCAGAGTTATCTATAGCCAAAGAGTAGGGTGCCAAAAAATCTGACGGGGTGGCTAGATACTCATTACCAGATGTCATGTTGCCAGTCTTGTTGATCCTAAAGTCTGGAAGCTGAACTGACTTTAAGATTTGGTCTTCAGCCTGCTGAATAATAGTATCAAGATTATTTACAAACGTGGTTTCTGTTGTCTCTAGATAGTCTTGTATTGCCGACTTAAGCGTTGCAAGAGTCCAAGCCATTAGGTCACCACCTTTACATTTCCAACATGAGCCGTAATATCTAATGCAACCGTTCTGCTGCCCAGCTCCGTTACGCCACCGCCAACAGGATTCCAAGCAAACTGCCTGCGGCTTTCATCTAAAGATTGATCTGGTCTTGGGTTTCTTAAAGCCTGTGGATCGTTCGTTCGGACGCGGCCAAGTTGTAGCTGTGGCTGATCCGGGTCAACAACATCTCGACCGACAAGAAGCCCTGTCTTTCTAAGGTTAACAATCTGGGGAACTAAATCCTTTTTGGGGTATCTAAACCCAGTGCGGTCGCAATAGCCAAACGCATGCTTTCCACTAGCATAACTCAAAATGTATACCCTCCCGGAGATACAAACAGAGATGCTTTTTCCCTAGCAGCATCTGCTGCCATCTCCCATTGCTCATCGTAATCTGCCTTGAGAAGCTGGGCGCGGTCGGCTGCCTGCGGATATTTTTTTGCAAGGTTATATGCCAGCCCAGCAACAAGGCATGGCAAGAATCTTGCCGGTACATCCATGTTGTTTGAAGCTGGCTTACCAGAATCCTCAACGCGTTCCATGTAATAAAACCCGAACGTGTAAGTCTCTTGGCTGTCAGGCACCGGCCACAGCTTAATTGTGATTCCCGTAGGTTTACGCTCAACGTAATACTCAAGGGGCTTAGACTGGGTTAGCTTGTTTGATAGGTGCGCGTACTGACTAATTGAAATTCGAGTCATGCTTTGGTCAAACTGACCATTAGTGTCGCCTGCATCTGTTCTAAGGTACGCATCAACAATATCAAATACTTGAGGATCAAGGTCATAGTTACCTGTGCCGGGGGTGAGAACCTGAGTTCCCTCCTTTACCGTCCACAAGTTTAAACCCTTGTTTTGCCACTCAAGCATCAACAAATCAATGCTACGGCGGGCCGTCTTATAATCGTAACCACTACGAAGCTCAAGGCCAGCTCTTTCAAAAGCCTCTTCTATTGCCTCTGATAGGTCTAGATTAAATGCATACGTCCCACTGGTTGCCATTAGCGAACTCTACCTTTTGTTTTGCCTCTGGTAGCACAGCCGTCAATAGACTTAACTCGTCCACCTGTTTTCATTTGAATAGCCTTACCAGCTGCATCTCGCTCTTGAGATGTTGTCTGACCTCTAAGCATTTTCTCTTCTTCTTTTTTGTCTTTTCTATCTTCCATAACAGACATGCCAACACCAAGTATTCCGGGTATATTCCCTTGGCTCGCTGCATAAAGAGGGCTAATCGCGCTCAATAAGCTTTTTTCATTTTTTCCCATTACGTTTTCCTCGTTTTGAAATGCCTGCCTCTGACAATGCTATTGCAATAGCTTGATCTTTTTTCTTTACAGTCTTACCAGATCCGCCGGACTTTAACTTGCCCTGTTTGAACTCTTTCATTACTTTAGACACCTTGGCTTTTTTTCTTGAACCGGGTGCCTTGTTTATTTCTTTTCCAGTTTGCGCTCTGCTGATCATTACCACTTCGCCTTGTCAGCCCAGTACGCCGCACTCATCTTTCCCTTCTTGATATTCTTCGCGTGTCTAGCCTTAAATGATGCTCGTTTCTTCTTCATTTTGTCTGACTCGCCCGCTTTTGGTTTGCCCGCTGTTTTGGCACCTTGCTCCCCAAAACGAATAGTCTTAACCTTGTCGCCCTCTTTCGCAACAACAACATGCGATTTCTTTGGATGATCTGGAGTTCGCTTTGGCTTGTTGTATCCACTAACCCCAGCGCGGGTAAGTCTTGAATCTTTTTTTTCAGCCATTACTTTCTATGCCTCGCTGTTTTCTTCGCGACCTTCTTTGGCTGAGACGAATGCTGCTTGCCCTTTTTGGTGTCTTCTCTCTTCTTCTTTGTTGTTGCTGCGTACTCAGAAGAAGATAAAGACTTAATAGCCTTCTCTGGAAGATATCTTTCGCCGGTCGCCTTGGAGCCTTGAGTGGAAGGCTTGCCGGACTTTGTTGTCCACTTCTGGTCAGTCCACTTCTTAAGACTTTTCTGGGGAGATTTTAAAGGCATTAGTCTTTGTAGCCTCCACCTTTAGCTTTGTACTCTTTAGCCAACATCTGAGCTTTTCTCGCGCTCCACTGGCCGGGCTTACCGCCCTTTCCACCAGCTTTAATCTTGTTAAATAAAGATTTTCTCATAGTGGGCTTAGTGTAGTTGCCTGCCTTGTTAACCGTGGACTTGGATGTTTTCTTGTCAGCCATTACTCGAAAAACATGTCCGCTTCTAAAAGGTTCGACATTAAAAAGTATACGCCCCGCTTAACAATAATGCCGCTATTAGGGATGGCAAAAACGTTAGCAAAAGAATCTCCTGCCGCAACACCTTTACACATAAGCCATCTTTTTGGTTTGACTTGGTTTGCGCCACTGTTTGCTACATAGTTGCAAGCCGGGGTGCCAGTAATGGTGTCAGAATTCAACATAGTAATTGTAAATGTGTTGGCATCTACTACAGTAATTGAATAGTTGCCAGATGTCGCTGTTCCACCTGTTCCTGATGCAAAACAAATTCCAACAACATCGTCTGTGGCCAAGCCGTGACCTGTATCTGTTACAGTTACAGTTGTTCCAGATTGAGCATAGGTTCCAGCTACTGGAGCTGTATCAGTGTCGTACACTGTAAGCTTTCCCTCACTGGCAGTGCCAATAATTGAAAACTCTTTAAGTCGGTGAGGACCAAGAACAGCAAATCCGCTTTCGCGCTTACTGACTTGAAATACCTGAGATAAACTGTTCACAAAAATTCTCCTTTATAAAAGGGGCTTTCGCCCCAATCATTATGGCTGATCAGAAAACGCTGGTGCAGTAGCAGAAACAATATTGCCCCAAACATACCAGTTGGTGTCATCTTTGGCGAGGATGTTAATTTCCATGATGCCAAAGTCTGTCAAGGTAAGAATAGAGTTTGAGTTTCCGTCCGCGTATACAGACACGTTGTCCGCGTTTGTATCAAGATGCTGGAGACCGCCAATAAAGAAGTTTGTATCAGATCCCGCATCAATAATCAGGTTTTCTGTTTCTTCAGCCGCGCCACCGTAAATCAATTTAAAATACAGACCGGCAGAAGGATCAGGAAGTGTAACTGTGCGGTCTGCAGTAACCGCAGGAACAACGATAACTCGACCACCATACACCGCTCCAGACAATGTTACGTCTGCATCGGTCAATAAAACTGGGGAAACCTGAACGCCAGATGAATTAAAAGTAAAAGATGTAGATATAGCTCCGCTTGTTGCACCTTTTGATACAACTTGGAAACCGTTTTCGGACCGAACAGGTCCTGTAAAAGTTGTGTTAGCCATGTCAATCTCCTGTCGTGGCAAGTGTCAGCATTGTTGCTGTCAGGGGAATAGAATAAAAAGGGGCCGAAGCCCCTTTAGTTTAGGATGCTCCGGGCGATCCGTAAATGCCGAGAGGATCTGAAACACCGAAGCTGTAACGCTCACGAGCCTTGTAGCGAACGTTGCCAGTGTCGAAGTCTCCATCCATTGAAGTTTCCATCGCAGTACGCTGGAAGTGCTTCATGCCGTTTGGTACGTCAGTAATGAGGAAGAACGCATTGCTATCAGTCAAGTAGTGGTTGACTGAGTATCCGCCGGGGATTGCACCCATGTTGCGGATTGCGTTGATATCATTATCTGCTGTAGCAACACGCTGAGTTGTTTCAAGCAGACGCTCTGCTGTAAACATCAACGCGGGCGGAACGATCAATCGCTGTGGTCGAGCTGCGATCAACAAGCCACGCTCATCAGTGAAAGCAGCAATCTCAATGATTGCGTTCTCTAATGAAGTCTCGTTTAAGTCAGCACCTACCGTAGGACGGTTAGCATTTGTACCACCGTTTACCAGCGGGTGGCTGGCAGAAAACAGGGTAACACCATCGCCAGAGTTGTAAGAAGTGAAGCCATTGTTCAATGGGTTCGCTGCTTTAACCTGCTTGGTGTATGCCATACCGCGAGCTAGAGCTTTGGTGTAACGTGCAGACAAAGAGTCATACAGGTTATCTTCCATTGCTTCCTCAGTGATTGAGAAGCCCATTGCGATTGTTTCGTGGTTGTATCGAGCAGTGAAAGATTCCTGTGCTGAATCATAGCTAATAGCTGCACCTTCAGCTTTAACAGGTGCGGCACCAAAGCCACTCAACTTCACTTCTTCTTCAAATGATCGCTCAGACGATTCCGTCTCATAAATCATTTCGTGCTCGTCTTCATACTTTTCGTACTCCAAACCAAACAAGGCATTTAGCCCGGGCAGGAGTTCCTTAAGCATCTGTGCGCGTGAAATAGCCATTGCTTAATTCTCCTTATACGCCAGTGGTGTTGGAATACTGGTGACCAACATTGAACTTAACGATTACATCTGTGTAGGTATCACCTACTGCACTTGTTGGGCCATCAACAAAGTCGATGATTCGCAAAGGCAGTGTGTTGGTGGTAGCAATAGATGAACCGTCAACAGCATTTTTGCTGCGTCCGATGCTAGTTGATCCAGCGGTTTGTACTACAGCAGCGTTGTTGCCCAAGCCTGTTTGTGCGATAGCCTCATCAGACTGCATACGCATCAACACGTTTGGATCATCAACAACATAAGCAACGATGTCGCTTGCTACTGTGCTTGCAGGGAAATACTGCGAGAAAGTTAACTCGCCAGTCGAAGGACTGGTAAAAGCACAACCAACAAAAACACCAACAGGTGTCGCTGTAGTAGTGCCAGTGTCTTTCTCAACTGTACCCGTGTTTACTAACTTGACGAAATCGCCATAAAAAATAGCGGTGCCGTACCCACTTGCAACTTTGATGTGACGAACTTTTCCGGTGAAAGAGCCGCTCGCACTCAGCGTATCAGTAGGTTCCGCACCCATAGGGGTTGCAGTGGTAGCCATTGTAGGCCTCCTTACTAATTAGGAGCACCCCCTGCCAGAGGTTAACTCCTGCCAAATGTTGTTCTCGTGTTGCGCTCTGGTTTTAACAGAGGCATACGAGGGTCATTTTCGCGTAAGAAGTTGTTATCAACAGAATCCATCTGGTTCTCAGCAACCTGATTAAAGTGTCTTTGACGAGACTCCATTTTTTCTTTTGGCGCTCGACATAATAACAGGCCGCCAATCTCGATGTTATCCACAAAGCGTGAACCTACATCAGACTGAACCATTAACTCTTGATATTCCTCTGCTTTGCATGGTTCCCAACCCTCTCGGAACATCTTAGACACGTTAGTGTTGTCAGCGTTTCCTAAAGTGCTAGTTCGTACCCAACGATGAACCCACCCGTCCCGATGATCGGGAGTTGGTAGGATCGAAGCAGGTACCCAGCTATCAGATGGACGTACTTCTTCTTGACGCGTATCTTTACTTCTTGGGGTGCGCTCTTCAGCCATCACATGTTCTCCTTCAAGAGTTGCTTGGCATATTGCTCTGGGGTTAACCCAAGTCTCTTGGCGAGAGAAACCTGAGTAGCCGATAACTGCACTTTGCGCGGTTTTGCTCCATTGTTCCTAGAGGAAGGAGCGACTACCGAGGAAGTCCTAGAATTGGCAGTCGCAGACGCGGTACGGCTATCTACCCGCTTATCCTGCCATTCATATTCAGGGAATGCACTGCGTACACGATTATCAATGTACTCAAAGTATTCCTGTGAATTTACTTTAATACCGTTGTTTATTGCAGCGGTATGCGATCCATAAGCCAAGGCCGTCATCTCTTCATGGCCGGGCTTCATGAACCATTCATTTCCTTTGGCCCACTCTTCTGCGGCAGGGTCAGGTCTTGGAACCTGTGGTTGCTGTGCAACCTGCTGTGCCGCTTGTTGGGTTACCCGCTGGTTATTCTGAACAGGAGGCTGCGCTCTAAATCTTTGTTCAAGATTGTTGCGATACTTCTCCGCTTCAGAAAACTCAGATTGGGCTTTATACAGCCTTTCTTGAGTTTCAATAATCTTATCCGTGTCGCCTTCTTCATAGGCGTTACGATAAGCATTCTTTGCTTGCTCAAGTGTTAGCTTTGCTCGTTCTTGTATCTGACCAACAAGCGCTGCCTCACCACGAGATATAATTGCCTCATACTCTTGGTTTTTGCCAGTCACCTGCTGTGCAACACGAACTGCTTCTTCACGCATGCGCTCGGCTGCTTCTCGCTGTCGGCGCTCTTCGTGATAGTCGTACTTAAGTTTGTTTAAGCGCTTCTGAACCTTTTCCGAATACTGACCAAGCTCATCATCGCTTATGTCATCGTCATCAGAAGTCTTTGCCTTTTGTGGGCGCTGATCCTGTTCTGGACGATCATCAACAATCTCTAGATCAATATCGGACTGCTCTTCAGCTTTCTTTGCCTTCTTATCGAAGGTAGTCTTAACACCAAAGAACTTATCTTCTGCTGTTTGCGCTTCCATTTGATTACTCATACTTTGACAATCCCCCTCGGATCTTCAACGATAGCCTCAACGCTATCATCGTTAATCAATCGAAACTCTTTTCCATGCACTTTAAAACGGGTGCCTGAATAAGATCTCATGAGAATCCAATCGCCCGGTGAACAGTAGGGGCCAGAGGGGAACCGCGCTGGATCCTTGTAGCAATCCGGCCCCATTTCTAGAACCATGCCAACAAGTGAGCCGACCTCTTCATCTTGAATCGTTTTGGCAGACTTAATAATGCCACCCGCAAATTCCTTTTCGGGGTCTGGTAACGCGATCAGTATTTTATAGCCTTTCGGCTTAGGCAACTGAGCTGCCTTGCGAGGCTCTTCCGCCTCTTTCATTTGCACGACTTCCGTCATGATAACCTCTTGCACCGGATAACCGGAGTTGTTGCACTAGGATTGCGCCTAGAGTCGCTGCACTGGGTTAACGCCCAGAGTCGCTACGCTTCCTCATACTTGGACTTTAGATCGAGAATCTCTCTTTCTGCTACCGCTAGTCCGTGTATGATTCCGCAACACTTGGTGTATGCATCAAAACTCTCACACCCACCAGTGCTAATATGATCTGCCATCTCATTCATACTGTTTCTAATATTAGAAACTAAGTAATTAAGTATATCTACTTCGTCTTTCATTACCTACCCATTAGGTCTTTAGCAATATCTACACCTAGTTTAGCACCTGCTATTTGTTCTTGTGAAGCAATTCTTTTGCTTTCAAGTTCGTCCTTGGTGTTTGTTTCAGATATCTTAACGCCTAATTTTGCCTGTTCGATCTGTGATTGCTGATCAAGTCTCTGCTGCTCAAGCTGGGCTTTTGCCATAGCTTTCTGAGCTTCTAGCTGTAGCTTGGCCATCTCTGCTTCAGCTCTTTGCTGTACCTGCTGCTGTTTAATTTGCAGCTCTTGCATCTGAATCTGAATCAAAGGATCTTGCATCTGCTTTTCATTTTGTTGCATCTGCTGTTCTTTTGCTGCTTTTCCGGACAGTTGTGCTGCAGCAGGCGCTACCAAACGAGAGATTCGATACTCGATATCTTCTGGCATTGGTTGATCTGGTGCTGGCAATTCTACACCCAGCTGCTTCTCTATGTCTTGACGATACTTAAACGCTAAATGCTCTTGAACATGAGCCGATAAAGCCGCTTGAGCTTTTTGAGCGTTTGGACTCTTACCCATAACTTCCATAATGGTTGGATCTTGAATCATTGCCATGTGGGTTTGGATGTGAGCTTCATGATCTTGGTAGATAAACGCCTTAACCGGCTTGCCGTTAATGATATTCATGTTCTCACTAACCGGATCGGTAGGTTTCATGTCCTTATCTGTTGGAACTATCTCGTCAGCGTCTCGGATTCCAAGAACTTCTAACATTTGACGGTGTAATAGCGGTAAATCGTACATTTCTGGAGCCTGTGCCGCCAGTTGTAGCGCCGCTTGGTACTGCATAATACGCTGTGCCATCGTTCCAGCGTTGGGATCGCTTACAGGAATGATATCAATGCGATTATCGAAGTCCTCAACCACTATTGGGTCGCCATCTTCCTCATATGGGTAGGCCTCTGGGCCATGATCCCGTACAATTCCGGTCAAAAGGCGTAATTCTACCCGCATAGAGGCATGTAAACGGGCTTGAACAGCGCTCATAACCTTCATTGACCGCTCTAATATGGCCAATGTGGTGCCAACTGGCGCTTCGCCGTTCATATCGGACGCTTTTACGTCTGCTGCAGAGGCAAATCTGCGGCCTTCTTCTACAATATCGCCCATTAACTGGTATAAAACGTTACTTGGCTCTTTATATGGCAGAAATGCAATGTTATCTCGGATGGCTCCACCCGGTACATCAACGTCACGGAACTCTCCGGGCATGATTGGGGTGTCATCACCCTTAATTCTAAGCCCTCTGGACTTTAATCCGCCCGGTAAGTTGGATAATGTGCCCGCATCCACCAGCTGTCGGAGCAATGAGGTGGCTGATTTTGCCAAACCACCAATCATATGAATTAATCCGAACCCATAAAAGCCTAATCCGGGCATGTACTGGTAGTGAACAAAGTGCTCTCGCTTGTTTTTTAGCGGGTCATCCTCATACCAGTTACGTCTAATTGATAGAATTGTTCGTGAACTTTGATCTATAGCCACCACATAGGGAAGATTGATGCCAGTAGGCTCTCCATCTTCCATGTCTTCAAAGCCCGGCAAGTCTAAATTAACATGCATCTCGAGGATTGAGTGCCGAGAATCGTAGTCATAACTGGCTGAGTCACCCGTTAGCTCGTTGTATTTGCGCTCGATCTCATCAGTGTTAGAAGATGCCGCAGGTAATTCAACGTCTCGATAGAACCCAGACACCTGAAGCTTACGAATATCGTTGCTGCTCTTCTTCATAACATGCGTTGCCCGCTCGCATGTTGTTAAATCCGATGCACCGTAGCTGACAACAAAGTCTTCAGCTGGGACAAACATACTACAAGGTCGTCCCAAACTGGGATCAAAATACACTTTTCTAAAAGCGCTACCAGCCAATGGCAGAGAAAAGAGCATCTTTTCTGTCTCTGAACGATACTCTGTCATTTTTTCTGTAAGCAAGTAGTTTAAGTAGTTTTGAACTCGCTCTGCTTGCTTTGTTTTCTTTTCATCAATCTTGCCAACAATAGCCGTTTTAACCGGGCCTCTGGCAGGAAAGATTTCCTGAATTGATTGAGACTGAAACTTTATAACAGATTCTGTTAGCAGGGGGTGAAACACACCACAAGCTCCGTCCCAAGGCTGGGTTCTGTCTTCGTTTTTTAAACCAAGAAGATCTAGCCCTTTAACATATGACCGCTCCCAGTCCGATCTGCTTTCTTTGTCTGCTCGGTACGAGCTAACCAAATCAAGACAGATACTTGTTAGATCTTTTTCATCAATGAAATCTGCTAGGTTTGCGTTGTGATCCTCAGACAACTCAGACTCTAAGCTATCGCCAAAGTCAATAAGAACGCCGCCGTCCTCGGTCTCTATTGAAACCGCCTCGGGGTTAACAACTTCAATTTCTAAAGCTGATTCGTCTTGGTCTTGGATCTCTGTCCGCAAGGGACGGTCAATAGCCATTATCCGTTCCTAGTAAAGTTTTGCTTTCGTGCTGCGCCAGAGCCTCTAACAACTCCGCCTTTTGCCATACCTTTGGTGTTCATTACCTTGCCACCCTTAGCCATGCCTTTAGATGACATCATTTTGCCGCCTTTGGCCATACCCTTAGATCCCATTACCTTGCCGCCACGGAAGTAGCCTTTGGTTGTTGGAACCTTGCCGCCTTTGGCCATCTTACCTTGGCCGTCAGCCGCGAAGAATGGAACTTGTTTTCCGTCCTTCTCTACCATTTTCATTTTACCGCCAGCCTTGTAGCCCTTGGTTTTGCCACCGGCCATGTAGCCTTTACTCTTCATCTTCATTG